CGGAAACAACCTACTATGCAGATTATAAATGGACGAGTACAGGCACAGCTGCTCTTGTTGGTGGTGACTGGAACAGCAGGCGGTACTGCGGTACGTCTTGCGTGTATCTCACCGACGCGCCTTCCGGTTCCTACTCTGACCGTGGCTCCTCGCCTTCTTGCCAGAGTAAGGAAGAATTGTCTGCTTAAAATGTAAAAATGTAACTTGTAAATATAGGGCCCAAGGCTGATAACTGCTATTGTTGGTGGTAACTGGAACAACAGGCGGAACTACGGTACGTCTTACGTGAATCTCAACAACACGCCTTCCAATTCCAACTCTAACAATGGCTCCTCGAATTCTTATTAAAAATATTAAATAGACAACTCGTCTTAAATATGCAGAATGGGTCCTTAGCACTTGCTAAAAATTATAAATCTCACTATGAGGCACGGTAAGCAATAAGCCCATGTGTCCCGAGACAATAAGAAGGAGTTTTAATGAAGTCATATAATGGTCTATGGGACCAAATGATGACTACTGAAAATATAATCGAATCTATAGAACATGCTCATGAAGGAAAAGGCAAGAAGCTTAAGAAGAAACATTATAGGCTTCTTGTCAAACTTTATAAGCATAGATATGAAGAAGAAACACAAAATACTGTAAGAAGATGGATTTATGAGACTGCTAACGTATATAATCCTAACTGGTATAGACCACCTATAGAAATTAAAGATGGCCCTTCTGGTAAAATAAGGAAGATATATGTTCCAACGGTAAAGGAATTAGTAGTACAGCACTGTGTCGTTAATGTCTTAAAGAAGATTCTTCTGCCAATGCTCGGAAGTCAGGTTTATGGATCTATTCCAGGCAAAGGATCACAGAAAGCTGTTCGAAAAATGATGGAATTCATAAGAGAACATCCAGAGCAATGCAAGTATTGTGTCAAAATGGATCATAAGAAGTATTTCGATTCCATACCACAGCAAAAGTTGATGCATAAACTTCAAAAGAAGATAAGAGATAATAAGTTCTATTGTCTTCTTTGCATAATTATTATGTATATACCAAATATGAAAGGCCTTCCTATTGGGTTTTATACATCACAACTTCTTGGCGTATGGTATCTCTATGATAGTGATGAGTATGTGAATAATACACTTAAGCACGAAGGAGTTTCATACTTTACGAGATGGATGGACGATATATACTTCTTTGGACCTGATAAACGAGATCTTGAGCACTGCATGTACAAATACACAGCATATACTCGAATCCATCAGGATCTTCATATAAAAGATAACTGGCAATGCTTTAAATTCTCTTATAGAGATTCTGAAGGCAACTATCATGGAAGATTCTTAGACTGCATGGGGTATAGAGTCTATTGTGACAGAGTTGTATTAAGAGAATCAATAATGTTTAATATAGTTAAAAAAGCTAATAGAATAGGCAGAGCAAGGCACATAACTATAGGACAGTGCAAGTCCATGCTATCTTATAATGGTTATCTGAAAGTTACTAAAACTTATAATGTGTACCTGAAGTTTATCAAACCAAAGATAAGCTTTAAATACTTACGAAAGCGTGTATCCGCTTATGATCGGAGGATAAATGGAATGGAAAACCGTTCGAGGAACTCAGGACAAAAAGCCAGAGCAGCTTGAATATGCTAATGGCTATGTGTTCCTCAGAAAAAATATCCATAGTGTCTCAGAGACAGATCCTACGGATGAAACCAAAAACTTTACAGGATGGGAGTATGACGAAATTCTACTTACCAAAGAGCAGTATAATGACTATGTCAAAATAGTTGGAAACCCATTTTATGTTTCAGACACTAATGATTTAAGGAATCGTATCAGTAATGTCGAAACGTATATAGCAGCTTCGTCTGAAAATTAAATCGAATTAAGTCCATAGTCTTATATGAGCCTCCAACCTAATATACTTTAAAACTCAAAATGAAAAACTGTTTAGCCGAAATCTGGTATCAGTGCATTATACATGGAACCAAGTCAATAGATGAATGCCCTGAAACTAGAAATGGCAAACCTTTAAAACCAGTAGTCATTGATCTATTAAAATCATATGGCTACGACAATCTTGTAACTGAATAAATAAGTCCAAAACGTAGGAGGTGGATTTATGTATTATCAACCTAATTATTATCAACCGGTTACTACACCGCAGTTGTATCCGAGTTCGTCTGTTTCATCACAGCAGCAACAGCAAACTGTTCAAAATGACGGTGAATTGATTAGAGTTAACGGGATCTCAGGTGCTTATCAGTGCCAACTTCCAGCAAACACCAAATCAATAATAGTTCCAGATGCAGAACAGTCTGTTGTATATCTTATTAAAGTCAATGGTCTGAATCGTGAGGTTTTCGCTTATGATATTACGCCTCACCATGACCCAGAACCAGTAGCTGCTCCTATAGCTACTAGTAATACATTGGAGCAGACGCTTCAGAACTTAACTACTGAGATATCTTCTATGAAGGAGGAAATAAATGAGCTCAAATCCAATGCTGGCAGAACTGGATCGTCAGATGCAGCCAAGCCAAAATACAACAAACCAGGAAATGGGTCAAATGCAGCAAGCCATTAATTTGGTGAAAGGTAGTGATCCATCATCGATAGTACAGAATCTAGCCTCAAACAACCCGCAAATGAACCAGGCTCTAACGCTGCTCCAAGCTATGAATGGGAACATCGAACAGGCGGTTCGGAACATGGCTCTAGCACAGGGGAAGGACATCAATCAAATGATTTCAGAGTTCCATCAGTGTATGGGACAGTAGAATTAAGAAAGGAAAACAATATGGACGGTAGTGGTCTTTCATCATCTGATGTCTTAGCACTTGCTAAAGACAATGATGGAAATTTCAACAATAACGGCTTCATGTGGATTGTTCTGTTCATTGTTCTTGCTATGAATGGCGGAGCATGGGGCGGAAATAGAGGGCCGATTGTAATGCAGAATCCAAATCCACCAGCTCCGGCACCTCAGCCAGGAGTTACACAGGCAGAACTTACTGCAGGGCTTAATAACAATGCTATTCAGAACCAGCTTCAGTCTCTTCAGCTTGCCACAGCAAACAATGACCTTGAGACTGTAAAGGCTATTGGTCAGCAGACAAATGATCTCCTCCAGAGAGATTATGCTAACAACATTAATCTTCTTCAGGGATACAATGCGATTAACCAGTCAGTAAACAATCAGACAGCAGAGCTTGGATCTAAGATAGATAATCTTGGATATAAGATGGAGCAGTGCTGTTGCTCGATTAAGACTCAGATGCTTCAGGATCGTAATGCTGATCTTCAGAATGCTCTGAATCAGCAGGTAATAATAAACAGCAACTTACAGCAGACTCAGCAGATCGTTGGGCAGATACTTGGTAATGCCGGACGCTTTGTAGCATGGGCTCCTTCGGGATCAGCTGATGCTACGAAGGTAGTAACTACTGCTGGCTAAAGAGTAAGTTATTATGTTGGAGGTTTATAAAAGACTATGGATTTAAATTATTTAAGAAATCAAATAGATGATGAACTTAGTGGTGCTGAGAATTACAACCAGAAAGCCGAAGAATGTCCTGAGTATTCAGATACTTTCAAAGCAATGGCTAAACAGGAATTAAGTCATGCTGATAATCTTATGAAAATATTGAATACCACCATTGATCAGGCAAAAGAGCTCAGCAGTATTGCTAAGGAACGCTATAAAGCAACAGAAGATATTTTATAACTTATTTAGAAAGGGGTCTAGCAACAGATGTTATCAAACACGGCAACCCCAAGATATTATGGGGAATTTCGTCAAAAAGTTTTAAGAGGAGAAATTCCTGTATGCCGCAATATTTCAATGGAGATGAATAGAATTGATTCTTTCATTGATAATCGTGGCATTTATTATGATGAGGATGCTGTTGAAGGTTGGATAGCATTTTGTGAAAATGAGTTAACTCTTACAGATGGCTCAGATCTCCACTTATTAGATTCATTCAAATTATGGGGTGAAGAGATATTTGGATGGTATTACTTTGTTGATAAAGAAGTACCTGTTGTTTCATCTAAAGGCCATTTTCATTATGTAACAAAGCGAGTTAAGAAACGATTAATCAATAAACAGTATCTTATTGTTGGAAGAGGTGCAGCTAAATCTCTTTATGATACTGTAATTCAGGCTTATTTTCTAACAATCGACAAATCAACTACTCATCAGGTTACTACAGCTCCTACAATGAAACAGGCAGATGAGGTTATGTCACCTTTTAGGACAGCCATTGTTCGTGCTAGAGGTCCATACTTTAAATTCTTATCTGAAACAAAAGTTCCAGGAGCTTCAAGTAATAAAACCTATCTATGTTCTACTAAACGTGGAATAGAAGATAATGTAACTGGTTCATTTTTAGAAATTCGTCCCATGTCTATAGACAAACTACAGGGTTTACGATCAAAAGTAAATACTATAGATGAATGGTTATCAGGCGATATCAGAGAAGATGTAGTAGGTGCTATAGAACAGGGTGCATGTAAAGTAGATGATTACCTTATAATAGCCACATCATCAGAGGGTACAGTAAGAAATGGTCCAGGAGATACTATGAAGATGGAGCTTATGGATATTCTTAAAGGCAAATACTTTAATCCTCATGTATCAATCTGGTGGTATCGTCTTGATGACATTAAAGAGATTAATGATCCGTCAAAATGGATCAAAGCAAATCCTAATATTAGCAAAACGGTAAGCTATGAAGTTTATCAGCAGGAAGTAGAAAGAGCTGAGAATGCTCCAGCAACAAGAAATGACATCTTAGCTAAAAGATTCGGCATACCGATGGAAGGCTATACATATTACTTTACTTATGAAGAGACAAGACCTCATAAACGACATGAGTTCTATGATATGCCTTGTAGTGGTGGTGGAGATCTTTCACAAGGTGGAGATTTCTGTGCATTTACTTTCTTATTTCCTTTATCTGATGAATCATTCGGTGTTAAGTGCAGATCTTACATTTCAGATTTAACATATCAGAAATTACCACTAGCCATGAGACAGAAATATGATGAATTTATATCAGAGGGTAGCTTAATAGTATTACCAGGAACAATTATTAATACGGAAGACGTTTATGATGATCTTATGAAGTGGCTAGATGATAATCACTATGATTGTCGTACATTTGGATATGATCCATACAATGCTAAAGATTTCATTGAGAGATGGTGCTCAGAAAATGGATCATTTGGCGTAGAGAAAGTTATTCAGGGTGCTAAGACAGAGACTGTTCCTTTAACTGAATTGAAAGCATTAGCTAGTGAAAGAATGTTGATATTTGATGAGAAGATCATGCAGTTCACTATGGGAAATGCTATTACGATTGAAGATACTAATGGTAATAAGAAACTTCTTAAGAAACGATATGAGGCGAAGATTGATAATGTATCTGCTATGATGGATGCTTTTGTGGCATATAAGCTGAATAGAGATGCGTTTGAATGATGAGGTGATTAAGTG